TTGAGCGCGTCGGCGGTTTCGGCCTTCAAGTCCAGGATGCGTTGTTTCGCGTCCTCGATGCTGTCGCGCAACGTCTGGAGCCGTTCCTCGCCCAACTGCCGCGCACCGGCGGATGCTTCGCGCTCTGCAATGGCCAGGTCACGCGCTGAGAAGGTGCCGGATTGCAGTTTGTCGATCAGGCTGTCCATGCTGGACTGGGCAATGCCGACAGCCCTCAAGTGCTCCTCGATGCTCGCCAGTTCGGTGTCAATCGTGCCGGCCTGCCAGGCGTTGGCCATTTGCTTGAGGGCGTCGGCGGACTTGAGCCAAGCCCGATAGGCGGAATCTCCTAACGATTCGTACTTGTCGTAGAGGGTGGTCAGGGCGGCGGAAAGCTGGCTGGTCCAGCTCACCGCTTCGGCGTCGGCCTTGGCCCGCTGGTTAGCTGCGGCTAGTGCGCCTTCGGCGGCCTGCTTAGCAGCGTCGGCGGCTTCCGACTGGTTTTTCCCGGCGGCGATGGCCGCATCGCCCGCTTCTTTAGCCGCGTCGGCGGCTGCCTGGTTAAGCCGGGCATATTCCTCGACCACAGAATTAACCGCGTTTTGGGCATCGACCAACTGGGCGGCGATGCTGATTTCGGTGCGCTTGGCTTTTGCCGTCGCGTCTAACCGCTGCGCGGCCAACTCCATCGCCTCGGCGTTGCGCAATTGGGCTTCTGTTTCATCCTTGAGCGCGCCTTGATATTTCCCTGATTCCTCTAGCTCCTGCTTGCGGGCATCGGCGGCCTTCAGTGCCAGGTCGGCGCGGGTGTGCAATGCTTCGGAGTTGTTGTTGATCTCTTGCAATTCCAACCGCATCGACTGGATATTGAGGCTCGCGGCGGCCTGCTCGTCTCCCATCGCTTCGGCGATGGCTTGGCGGCGCTGGAGTTCGATCCCCTTGATTTCGATCAGGGTGTTAGAGGCCGCGACCTGATCGGCGATGGCTTCCGACTCGGCCTTGAGCCGTTCCTGGGTGTCGCGCAGGGCGTCGATGACGAGTTTTTTCGACTCGGCGAGCTCATTGGCCGCCTCTTTGGCGTCTCGTTCCGCCAGGGTTACGGCAGCGGTTGACTCGGCCAGTTGGCGGTTTGTGTCGTCCAGAGCTTCCGTTACGTCTAGCCCTTCGGCTTGCGCTTTCTGCAAGTCGGCTTGCTGACGGATCAGCAGCAGGTTGGCCGCCTTTAGCGCTTCGACTGTCTGCGCTGCGGCGTCGTTGGCTCGGGATAGCCGGTCCCGCTCGTCAGTCAGCTTTCCCAACTGGTCGGACTGGTCACCGTAGGTCTTGGCGGCCAGTTCCGCCGCCACCTGGGCCGCTTGCTGGGAGTCGATTTCTTTGCCCAGCTTGTCGATTTCAGCCTGGCGGGCCGTCGTCGTCTTTTTCAGATCCTCGATCTGCTTAGTCCGCACCGATAGGCCGGCCTCGATCTGTTCCGCCGTCTTGCCTTCCGCCGCGCCAAGCTCCTTGGCCTTTTCTATTTCGCCCTGCATCTGCTCGATGCGGGCCTCATCAATCAATTGCTGCTTTTGCTTTTCCGCTGCCTCTTTTTGCATGGACGCCAGGCGGTTGGCAATAGACTGGACCAGGGTATCCAACTGGTCTTTTTCGGTCCCCAGGACCTTAACCCAGCGCTCAGACGATGCCGCCGCCGCATTAACTGCATCGGTCTGTTTTTCGGACAGGGTTACGCGGTCGGCAGCGGCTTTGCCGGCCTCGGTGTACGCGCTGGCGGCTTTAAGCGCGGCGATGGCTGCGGCTTCGGTGGCGTCGGCGTTTTTCTGGACAGCGGCGGTGCCCTTGTCGGTGCCGTCGATATATGCTTCCCACTCGGCGGTGTTTTCGGCTATCGCCTGGGTATATGTTTCCCATGTCGAGGAGCTATCCGTCAGGGCCGCGCCGGTGATCGCGAGTTGTTGGACCATGGAGATCGACCCAGCAGTCACCCCTCGCACGGCGACCTCTGCCTTTTCCAGCGCCCACGTCAGGCCCTTGCTGACCCCGGATTCGCCAAGTGCCGTAAACGCCCCAGCGATAGTGTTTTTCATCCGCTCGACGGACGCGCCCAGCGTCTCGACTCGGGTCACCGCGTCAGATCCGAAGGTGTCGTTCAGCCCCTTGGCCAATGCCGGCAGCACGTCGGCGGCCATCAACTGGCCTGACTCCATCATCTTGTTGAGTTCGGTGACGGAGATCCCGGTTGCTTGGGATAGCGCTTGCATCGCGCCGGGCAGCGCCTCGCCCAACTGGCCGCGCATTTCTTCTGCCGACACAACTCCCTTGCTGGCCATTTGAGCGACGGCGGCCAGGGCCCGGCTAGTATCGGCCGAAGACTTGCCCAGCTTGCCCATCGCCCCAACCACGGCGTTGAATACTGCGTCTGTCGCCTCGCCTTCCAGCGCCGTGTTTTTCGTCGCAGCGGCCAACTGGATGTATTGCTCGGTGAGTCCCATCGTGGACTGGCCCAGCCGGTCCGCCGTGTCCGCAATGCGGGCCATGGTGGCGTCCGCCGCTTCTTGGGAGCCGGTCAACTGCACCAAGGCGGATTTGGAGGACTCAAGCGCCCGGTTGTACTCAATGAATTTGTCCGCCGCTTCGGCCGCGATAGCTGCGGAAAACAAATCTTTTAGTGAGGCGTCGAATGCATTAATGCTGCCTTGCGACGTCTGCGCCCGGTTGCCGACGCCCTGAATAGCGCTTTCAACCTGCCGAAGCCCAGTTACCGCCGCCGTGCCATCGGCACGGATAATCAAGCTGAGGCTGAGATCGCCAGCCATTAGAGGGTGGCCGCCAGGCCCATGGGGTAAAACGCGCCGATAGCGGAGGACGCCACGCCGGTTAAAATTCCCGTGCCGGTTTTGCTTGACGTGCCGCCGGAATTTGTGTACCCCATAGTCAGGGTCGGCGTTCCGGAACCCGTCGCTGTTGTCACTTCAAGCGCGATTTGAACCCGGTTTCCGTCGGTCGATCCGTCGGCGTCGCGGGCCGGAAACGCCACTGAGTTAATAGTTTGTGCGGAGGTACTGGTCATCGATAGGCCAGAGTTGTGCCAAAGCCGGTCCGCAAGAATCAGCGTTCCGCCGGTACTCGTTTGTCCTTGCAGCCTGGCTAGATAGGAATTCCCAGACGCTGGGTTAGAAAACGGCAACTGCCCGGCGTAGCTCGTCAGTGCAGCGCCGCCCATTCCTGGGCTTGGAGCAGTAGCGGCGCCGGGGAAGCCAGCTAAGTAAAACAACGAATGCGGGCGACCCGCGACTAGCGTGGGCGTGAGCGCTTTTGCGAATGGGACCGGAGGCTGCATTCCGGCAATCACTCCGTCTAGCGTCGTAATGGCCATGCGTTACCCTTTCCCAAAAAGCGCGACTAATACCCCGATAATTCCGACGAACAGCGTCACATAGACGCCCAGCATAGCAATCGTATTCTGTCGGCCTTGCTTGCGGTCGTTTTCCACCACATAGGCCCAATGGGCCTGCTCGTCTTGGACGTGCTTATGCAGCACCTCATGGCCGGATTCAATTCGATCGGATAGGGTGGCGAGTTGTGACACGAGATGTTCCTGGATGGTGTTGGCCGCCTTCAAATCCGCCTCAACGGATGAAATACGCCCTTCCGCATTGACGACACGGGCATGGACTTCGGACACGCGGGACTCAAGCGAGCGTAGCCCGGCGTTGAGGGCGCGCAACTCGGAAGGGGTGTCCAAGTCCGTCATCGCTTAAACATCGCGACCAGGCCGGCGGTCACCGTTTCGACGGCGGGCCATAGCTTCTCGAATGCAATCCCGGCATCCGTCGATACCGCATATGCGCCTTGCAAAACGGATTTGAGCGCCGCTAACTTGCTGGTGCCCTGGCCAGATTCCGGCATGGCGGTATCAAGCGCTTGGATGATCTGTACCAAAGTCGGGATCAGGCTCGCCAAGGTTTTTAGTATCGTGAATAGGTTCATTCGTTTTCCTTATTGCATCTGACAGCTAATCCGAATCATTACCCCGTCAACCCGATCCAAAACGGTCGAGATCTTTGAAAGGGTTGGGGTCTGGAGATTTGAATCGAACAGGGGGTAAATCATCGGTGGCCTGCACGTCATCGACGTGCACCCGCTCAGCAGGGCGGGCAGCATCAGCCACAGGAAAGGGCGCCGACCGGACCTCGATCCGGTCCGGGAACAGCACGCTGATTACACAGATGGCCGACACACCAAGTTTGATTAGCGCCTCGGCCAGGTCCGGGCTGATCTGCACGCCGAACGCGGTCAGCATGGCAATTAACGCCTGCCAGGTCGATAACTCGCGCAACCGCGCCAAGGCCCACCGAACGATCCAGCTATTCATTTCCAGCCCTCCATATTTGCTGCAAAGAATCTAGCCCGCGCCCAGACATCGGCGGAGTAGTCGCCGCCGGTCGATCCGACATCCATATTTGTTTGGGTGCGGACAAATTTGGTGCCCATGTTGTAGGCCGCGACAGCTCCGCGTAGCTCCCATTCCTCTGGCCAGGCGGGGGGCTGGAGCAGCATGATGGCCAGCTTTTTAGCCAGGATGCCGGCGGCTTGGCTGATGTGCGTTTCGGAGTCCGGGCCGTCCGACACGACTATCGTGTGATAGCGCTTGTCGATTTGCATGATCCCGAATGCGTTTCCACGGTCTCCGAATCCACGCCGCAGCGAGGCGCCGACGTGGCTTTCCCGGCTGGCGATGCCGGCCAGTAACGCGGGCGGGAGATCGTAGGCCATGGCTGCGGCGTCAAAGCGGGCTTTGATTGCCCTCACCCGAGCCATGTCTTTACGCGCAATCGCTTCTGATGCCGGTACGCCCAGGATAGCTAGCCCTTCCGCTTTCGCGGTGGCTTTGCTGGCGCCGGTGGTTTGGAGCGCGAATAGAATTCGGTTGTCCATCAGACCTCCATCAGCCGGATTTCATCGACGTAGTACCAGTCCTCGTCACCAGGATCGGCAAACCCGGAATCCAGCACCCTAGGGACCGGATGCGCCGAGACCGCGCCATCGGCTCCGTAGCGAGGCAGGACCGTAAAGGCCCGGCTGTCGTGCAGCGTCAGCGTGAGCCCAGATTCCGGGGCGGCGTCCATCGCCGCCATCAGGAATTCCAGCGCGGCCTTGGCCATCCAGGCGAAACGAATTCCGCCGACCAGCGTGATGGGCCGCCCGGCTTGCTTGGTCGCCTCCTCGACGATCAGCGCGCCGGTTAGGCTGTACTCGACCGACTGGGCGACCGGGGACCAAGCGTGTTCGTCGGACCATCGCAGTCCGTCCGGCAACGCAATGGCTCCCAGGGTGATGGCCATCGTTACGCAGTAACGCGATCAAACTGCCAGGGAGAGGTCTTGCCGGTGGGCATGATAAGCGTTCCCTCCAGGGAACCTTGGAAGTAGCCACCCTTCACAGGATCGACACTGCCACCGCTGGACAGGGACGCGCACCAGATGACCAGTCGGCCGGTTTGACCAGATACCTTCTCAACGGCTTGGCCGACAAGTTCGACATAGGCAGACTTGGCAAGACCGGCTAGGTACCGTTCCCAGGTCCGGGCGGACTTGGTGTAGCCGACTTTCATTCCAACGCCAACCGCATCAGAATGGATCGCTTTGATCATTCCATTGACCAGATCCATTTCGTACTTGGTGGACTCTACCGCCACGTCCCCGGAGGTTTTCAGGGTAATGGGAGTGCCGACGCTATCCGCAGAAATGTACTGATTGGACAGGGGCACCCATTTACCCAGAACCGTGGTTACAGTGTCATTGGTCACCGCGCTAGACGCCTGAACAACCTCACTCACGTCAGCGCCAAGTACCAACGCCAGGAATTCCGGCGTCATGGTGTCGAATTCCAACTTGATCTTTGCCGCTTCGGTGGTTTTTGGCACAGAAGCCAGGGCGGCGCCAGCGGTGGACGCCATGTTGCTAATCAACTCATCGAATTCCTGCTTGGGGGAGGTAATTTCGGAGATAGTGAAGTTTTGCGGGTCAGAATAGGAGGTGGGCGGCGTATTCTGGTCGGTACGGACGCCGGCCTTCAGTTCGCACCGGATATAGAGGCCGTTCGGGGTCGTGGACAAAGCCATGGGTAATTCTCCAGTCAGGGAATCCAGCGAATTAGGGAAATATCAATGGGCGCGGTCCAGGCCACCACCCATTGAGTATAGGAATTCAGGTTTTCAATCGGCTCGCGCTCTAGCCTTTGCAGCGTCGGAGTTTTTGAAAAGACGCCGATCATGCGGGAAATGACGGCCCAGACGTTCAGGGCTAGCAATTCGGCCTCGGACTCCTGATCTTCGTCCGGTGTGGGATAGATGATCCGGGCTTCCCAAGTAGAATCCAGATCCCGCGCATCGAGTGAGCGGGTGCCGTCCTCGCGGGACGCCCATTCACGGATGCGCCAGAAGTAGAGCGTGGGTTCATTAATCGACTCGTCTAGCAAGTCGGGCGCTTCATCCGTCAAATACGCGGACAAGCCGGGGATCTTTTTCGCCAATTCGGCGCGGTATTCAGCGGCTAAGGAGTCAAGAATTGACACGGCGGGCCGCCCTTTGCACGATTCGGCCTAGGGCCTTCTGCAATTCAAAATTAATTTCCTGGGTCGCGACGGTTTTAAGCCGTGCGCCGCCACCGGCTGCCGCTTGCTGCATGGCTTTGCGTCCGGTATCGGACCAATCGACTTTGACCTCCCGCATCCCGTCCGGGGTGCGCTGCATAACCTTGTCATACGTCCCGCCGCCGGGTTGAGATCCGGCGTTTTTGATGATGAACGCGCCGGGGAAAGACCGGCCGGCTACGACGACGGAGCCCCGATTGCGCCCCTGCTTGACTTGGCGCGGCTTGCCAAGCCGGCCCGCCGCCGTCTGGAACACGCCCAGCCAAATCTTTTGCTCGGCACCGGCTTCCTTGCGGTAGGTTTTCAGTCTCCGCTTGGTGACCTTGCTGGGGATCTTGGCTTCCGCCCGGACTTGGGCAGCAATTTCCTTATTCAGGGTTCGCGCCGTTTTCCAGTTCGCCCTGGCCAAGGCCCGCTCAATCGCCGCAGGCGTCAGACTGAGCCCGGTCAACAGCCGGGACAGATCGCCCGGGTCCAGGGTGACACTGAGGCCGCTCATCTGGGCCGCACCGGGTATTCCCGCCAGTCTGCCCCGCGATGGCGCGGTCTCTGGAGGTCGTAAGTTCTGAGGCCGACGGTCAGCCGGCCGCCCGGCACTAGGCCGGCCGCGTCTGCATCCGCCGGCGTGAGAGAAAACGTAGGCTCTACGAGATAAGAGGGCATCGCGCCCAGGTTCGGATCGGCTTCGCCCGCCGATAGGATGCCGCGCACCGCAACCGGAGCCGCCGCGCCAGGCGCCAGGTATTCGGCATCAACGCCGAATACCCGGAGGCTGGCGAGTTGCGAACGCAACTCTAGGGCGGCCCAGTCGGTCATCGCTTAGGTGTGGGTCAGCTTGACAATGGCGCGGGGGCGGGTGCAGATCGTGATCGGGTTGCTCTGCGCCTCCAGGTCGATGCCCTTGTTGAACTTGCGCGGTTCCTGCTTGGCATAGAACGGCATACCCAGGGTATTGACGGTTTCCATGTAGTCCGCCGGGCACCACAGGGTTTTGAACATATCGGTACCCAGCGGGATCAAGTAGGCGTCGTTGGTGCCAACGAATTCAGTGCTGCCTACCTTGCCGTACAGTTCGCGCCAGACGACGCCACCGAAATTAAATCCGGCGCGGATGTCGTCCCGCAGGATCGCGCCTTCCATGTAGCGATCAAAGGCGGCCTTGGTGTCACCGTGGGAGATGAAGTAGTCAAAGAAGCCTTCACCGCACAGAGACACGAAACCGGAGATCGGCACCGCGCCGGCGATGGTCTTTTCGGACAAGCGCTTGGCGGCCAGGATCAGCTTGCGAACGTCAGTCGTGGTCTGATCCAGTTCCATGGACTGGGTTTGCTGGGTCACGCCGAACTTGGTAAACAGGTTCAGCAACACGCTGCCATCGGCGTCAAGCACCTGGCCCTTGATGGCGCCCATGCGGTGGTAGGTGATGGTTGCCTGGAGGTTGCGCCGCATCTGATCCAGCTTTTGCTGGACAAGCCGCTCGACCATTTGCTGTTCGGACTCGGAACCGAATGCCCGGACGTTTTGCACTTCGTCGGCGTTGACGCCGGAGCGGGTTGGAAGATGCACGGCGCGCAAGTCCACGCCATCGCGCTTAGCGTTGGAAATCGGCAAGCCGGGGGCGCCTCGCTCGGCGGCGGGGACCAGCTCCAGGCTGTCGCCTTTCTTCTCCACCCAGGCGGTGGTGGTGGAAATGCTCTGTTCGTTGCCGGCGAAAAGCTGATCGATGACGCTCGGAACTGCTTGGCCTTCGGCTACCGTGTTGATGGACGCGGTTAAGGACGAAACGCTGAAGGCGTCGGTGTTGAAAATGTCAAGGGTGGCCATTCTGCGCTCCTTAGCGGACGATCAAGTTGTTGGTGGCCAGGGCGGCAATGCCGGCGGCTTTGTTCGGGTCGGAAATCCCGGATTTCCAGGTCAGCAGATCGCCGTTGACTTCCGCCATTCGGGCGACGATCACGCCATCGGCGTCGGCACCGGAGGCGTCCACCGCTTCGTACAGGATCGCGGCTGCAACCTCACTTCCGCCGGTAGCGCCGGGGGTGTGCTCGGTGTATTTGCCGGAGGCGGTCACCTGGCCTAGGACCTTGCCAGCCGGGTAGGAGCCGCCGGTAACGGTGACTGTTTCGCGGGAAATGGCGCCATTGCCTTCGGACAAAATAAATTCGCCCGCATAGCAGGCGGTTTCAGTGAGAGTCGTCATACGGGCTTCCTCTGGGCGCTGTTGCGCCGGTCGATAATTTCAAACACGTTCAAGTTTTTTGCTGCGGCGGCGCGGGGCGGCTGGCTGCCGTGGTCGGCGCGGATACGCATTTCCCCGTCCACGAATTGCAGGGACAGGGCAGCGCGCAGGGCTTCCACCGGGCCGGCCAGGGCGCCGGCCAATAGGCGGGGCTCGTGTTCGGTGAGCCCGGCTGCGGCAATCAGATCCCGGACCCGTCCGGCCAGGGCCAGCCGTTCCGCGACAACCGATTCCGGGAGGGCCGCGTCGATAAATTCCGGGGCCAACTGCTCCACATGGGCGGCGCGGCAGGCGGCAATCACGGCGCGGGCTTCCATGGGAGCGGGCGCCGCCGGCGCGGCAAGCGCGGCAGGCTTGGCGCGCTCCAGGTGATCCAGAAAGGCTTGTTTGGCTCCGGCTAGCATCCCGGCCGGGTCCATGGCAACGGCTTGGACGGGCTCCTCGATCCGATCCGCCAGGCCCCATGCGACGGCTTGTTCAGCCGTGATAGTCGTTTCCTTCGACATCATGGCGAGGATTTCTTCCCGGCTCAGCTTGTCCCCGGCCTTGGCGGCGTAGGTGTTGGCCAGCGCATCGCGCATGGTGTCCAGGCTGTCGGCCAAGTTCAGGGCCTTAGCCGCAGTCGCACGCATTTCCTCGGAGTTCTTGTAGCCCCATGCGTCTATTAACGCGGCGGGGTCGTGAATCCAGAGGGTAGAGTTGGCCGGCATGACGGTCTCATGGGCCGATACGGCGATGATGCTGGCGATGCTGGCCGCCTGTCCGTCAATGATCGCCGTGACTTTCGCGGTGCGGCGCTTTAGCTCGTTGGCGATTTGAATCCCATCGGGCACGGACCCGCCGGGGGAGTTGATGTGGAGTTCAATCTCGACATCCTCGCCCAGCGCTTGCAGGGTGGAGGAAAAGGCGCGGGCGGATACCCCGCTTTTCTCGCCACTCCACCAGTCGGTAAACTCACCGATGGAGTCGTAAATGTCGAGGCGGGCTTTCTTTTCCGCCGCGTTGAAGTTGACAAGTCGAAACCAGCTGCTCATGCGGCGGCCCCTTGAGTAAAATTGAATGGGTGCATTTGATCCTCACTAATCTGCCGGTCGATCTCGTCGGCAGACGGGCCGGGCTGTTCGTCTATCGCAATCTGGCGGCTGGTCAAGCCCGCGTTGATCGCTGCGGTTTTTGCCTGCACGTCCTGGAGCGGATTGACATAGGCCCAGCCATGGGGGCGGGCTTGCAGGGCTTGATACCCTGGCTTATTGGTTGCGTACCCCGGCGCGTTGAGTGCTCCGGAGAAAACCGCCGCGTCGAGCCACCAAGACCAAACCCGCGAGCAGATTTGGAAAATCAGCAAGTGGTCTTGGGCCGCTTCGATGCTGCGTCGGAATTCGTTTTGGATTGCCCTGACTAATCTATCGTTGACCTTTGACCAGTCGCCGGTAGCCACTTCATAGGGCACACCAAACCCGGCGCATATTTTGAGCAGAGTCTGGCGGGAGTATTCGGCCAGGCCGGCGCCGTTGTCGTCGCCGTCGAATAGTTCCAGCTTTTCGCCGGGGGCCAGGGCAATGAATGAGCCCGGTTCGACGTTGGATTCTGGGTCCAATGCGCCGGTCAAGGTTTGTCCGGTGAAGGGATCGAACTTCCAGTCTGACTCGAACGAGTCGCGGTAGATTGCGCCGGTGAAGGGGGCGCGGGTCTGCTTGCGGACTAGCTCAGCGTCTTCGTAGCTGTCGAACGTGTGCGCGCCCAGCAGGGACCGGGCCGAGTTGGGCTCGCCCCGGCGTTGTCCCGGTCGGGTCGGCGCGAAATGGTGGATGACGTCGCTGGCGGAAATTCGGACCAGATTTTCAAATCCTGTTCGTCCGTCGTCGTTTGGGTGCGAGGTGTGCATCCAATAAGCGGCGCGGGCACCGCGCAGGTTGTATTCAATTCCGTCCCGGACGTAGTTGCCGTTATCCAGATCCCGCGAATAGCCCAGCGGGACGTATTCAGCTTCCAGGACCTGGATTTGCATGGGGACGGCCAGGCCCAGAATGGGATCGCGGCGGCGACGACGGATGAAAACCTCACCCGCCACCCGGCGCGCCCGCACGGCTTGGGCTTGAATTCCGCCGAAATTGAGCAGTCCCTCAGCGTCGAGTTCTTGGGAGGATCGCGCCCATAGGCGGTTGGCCGCTTCACGAAATGCGAGGTCTTCCGCGCGGGATCGGAGAGTGACGCCAATCCCGACTTCGTTGGATACCTGCCGGTCCACCGCAAGCCAGAGCCAGGCGTTATTGCGGTCGGCGGCTCGGCTGCGGTTGCGCAGGGTTTCCAGGCTATAGGACAGGGAGCGATTCGGGCCGGAACCCGGCGCGGTGATCGTTTTTGAGCGCCGTCCCGTGCCGGCGGCCTCATAAGATGAGGCGCGCATCGGGATCCCGATGGATTGCATGGCGCGGCGGAATACGGCGGGTAGTTGCATCAAATCCCCTTGCGCACGTTAACTCGGAATACGCGCGGGCGGCGCAGGTCGGAAGCTTGGGCTAGCTCGTCCTCAATGACGCGCTTGGCGCGGAGTAGATCATTCATGCTCCGATAGACGACTTGGCGGCCATCGTCAAACGTCACCGACAGCTCGCCGGTGGCGATATGGGCCTTGATCGCGTCGAGGTCGGCTTGGGTATAGGACAATGAGCGCGCCTGAATAGGTTGAGCTTGTAAATCCTATTTTAGCACTGCAATAAATTGGATCTATGGGTATATATGGAGGTTTTATTTGATTGTTGGGGGCGTCTAGCCGGAGCAACTGGAAAAAATAGCTGAAGAAGGAACAGGAAGATTAAAACGATGAAAAGCGCTGAATTCGCATAACTCACCTGCCAGAAATCCTCGAATTTCTACGTAGGTCCAGGAGGTGCGATGCGAATATAGTGGCGATACCAACACACACAGGTATCGCCGATGAACGCCCAAGCTATTACGACCGAGCGCCTAGCTGATTTTTTAGGGATTCGCCCCAATTCCATTCGCATTCGGCTGTGCCGCACTGGCTCATATTTCGGCCTGCTACCGGCAAAGCTACCTAATGGTCGGCTGTTGTGGCCCGCCGATAGCATCGAGCGATTGATTGGTCAGAAGGAGGCGTCCAAATGACGGAAAAGCTTGACTCCTAGCGAAGGTTTGGCTAGGATAAGCGAGCACTTCAAGCACGCATAGGCCGAACAGCTTATGCAACAAGCGTCCTAGTCGGTGTGCAAGCCGACTAGGGCTTTTTCTTTTACGCCATCCTCAGCCTAACCCGCCTCCCCTGCACCTGCCTCTGCTCCACTTGCGCCGGGGCGGCTTGCCCTGCTCCGGTCACCAGGGGGTTTTTGTCCCATTCGTCGGCCCAGGGGGGCGGGTTTGTCCAGTCAATGGCGCGGCGGGAGTTCCACGCGCCCGCTTCCCATTCGGTCAGGTGTTGGAGGGCGATGTCGTAGCCCAGCAGGTCCCAGGCTTCGTTGGCGCGGCGTTTTTCCCAGCGCTGCGGGCCGCGCGTTTCGGCGCACAACTCCTCGAAAACTTCGTCATCGATCCAGGCCGGCAGGTGGATATAGCCGGGGCCTGGCTCGTCGCGTTTGAGGTCCCTGTCTAATTCGTCCTTGATCGCCAGGTTGTTGACCAGGATCAGCGGCACGTCTCCCACGGCGCGGGCGGTGCCTGGGTTGCGCTTGGAGTCAACATACGTCCGCCGGATGCCGGCGCGGGTTTCTCCGCCCGCCTCGCCTTTGAGGAGGCGGAATCGGTCGCCGTTGCCGAGGCTGCGCTGGCGTAGCCAGTAGGTGTAGGAGTTGCGGGTCACGGACTCGCGCCCGCCGATGGCGCCGGCGCCACCGGAGTCGCAAGCGACCAGGCGGACGCTCATTTCCCGGCGGCTGCCGTCGGCCAGCGGATAGCGCCGGGCTAGCAGGTCGTCCAGGGCGGCCCAGTCTTCCGGGTAGCTCATGGGTCCTATGGGCTGGGGGTTGCCGTCCAGGTCCCGGCGGTTGGGGGCATCAAGGATTTGGTATCGGTCGATGAGCCAGCGTTCCCCGTCCACGCCGCGCCCGATGACCTGGACCACAAATCGATTGTGCTGCACGTCCACCACGCCATGCAGGTAGCGGACGCCTTCTGGCACAAATCGCTCTAGCCAGTGTTCGTCGGCGGCACGTTCGCGTAG